ATAATAAACTCACACTTCAAAAAGCTAGTGCTGTATATGCGTTAAAACTCATTGGTGCTGGTTCAACAACAACTACATACACTGCTGACTCTGAAGTAACTCAAGAAATAGGTATCGGATCAACTGCTGTTGGTCGTGTGATTAATTATGACGCTACAACTGGAGTTCTTAAATATTGGCAAGATCGTAGACTTGCAATCTCAACTGATGGATCTATTCCTTCATATGGTTATGAATTGTTTAGATTCAACGCTGACCCTGCAACTGGAGCTGGAACAACTATATTTGGTGGAACAAGTAATCTAAATATAGATACCAATTTCGGAACCTCTCTAGAACCTGGCCTATCTACCTCAATAAATAGTAGGACTTATAACTTAGGAATGAGTTTTGTAAAAGGTGTTGCTAACCCAGAGGTGAAAAAATATAGCGGTGATATCATTTACGTTGATAACAGAGCTGCTGTTACTCGCAGTTCACAGCAAAAAGAAGACATCAAGATCGTACTGGAATTTTAAAAAATCATGCCACAGGAAACCAATCTAAACGTATCGCCATATTTTGACGATTTTGATAAGAATAAAAACTTTTATAAAGTTCTTTTTAAGCCAGGATCTCCAGTCCAGGCAAGAGAATTAAGTACTTTACAATCAATTCTACAAAATCAGATTGAACAATTTGGTACTCACTTTTTTAAAGAGGGTTCAAAGGTAATTCCAGGCAACCTAAGTTATGATAGTAATTTTACATGTGTTCAAGTTGAAGATACATTTTTAGGTATTCCATTATCATTATATACAAGTCAGTTAGTAGGATTAAGAATTACAGGTGCAAGATCAGGTGTTACTGCAACAATTAAGAAGATAATATCAAAAGAAGATTCTGATAGAGATAATTTAACCATTTATATTAAATATGAACAATCTGGAAATGATTTTACCACTGAAAAATTTAGTGATGGGGAGAGTTTATCTGCAAATAAAGATATAGTTTATGGTGCAAGTGTTATTGCTGCAAATGAACCGTTTGCAAACACTTTAGCATTTGGTGCAAATGCGATTGGATCTGCAATGTCCATAGGAGAAGGTGTATATTTTATCCGAGGAACTTTTGCTCAAGTTCAAAGTGAGACTTTAATATTAGATCAGTATAACAACGCTCCAACATATCGTATTGGATTTAATGTTCAAGAAGATTTTATTAGTGCTGATGAAGATCCATCATTAAATGATAATGCTTCTGGATTCACAAACTTTGCTGCTCCTGGCGCAGATCGTCTTCAAATTGAAATTAGTTTATCTAAAAAAGATGTTAATGATACAAATGATCAAAACTTTATTGAGATTGCTCGTGTTGAACAGGGTCAATTACAAACATTTGTAGATGAAACTCAATATAATTTAATTAACGATACTTTAGCGCAAAGAACATTTGATGAATCTGGAGATTACTATGTCAGACCTTTTGAAGTGTTTGTAAAAGAATCATTAAATGATCAAATTGGAAATAAAGGAATATACACATCAGAACAAAAAACTTCTCAAGGTAATATACCATCAGATGATCTACTCACAATTCAAATATCACCTGGCGTAGCCTATGTAAAAGGATATAAAGTTGAAAGAATTGCGAGTGCTTTTCTTGATGTTCCAAAACCAAGAACCACAAAAACAATTGAACAAGAAGCTGTAACTTATAAAACAGGTGATCCTTTATTTGTAAATAATATCTTTGGATCTCCAAGTTTAGGAATTGGAACCACTGCAACTGTAGCATTACTTGACAAAAGAAGAGGTGGTAGTGGTTCTGAAATTGGACTTGCAAGACTTTATGATTTTAAGTCACAATCTGCAAGTTTTGTAAATGAAACAACTCAATATGAGGCTCGTTTATTTGATGTTAAAACATTTACAAATATTAAAGTTGGAACTGCAATTACATCATTATCACTTTCTGATCATATTCAAGGTGTAAGAAGTGGTGCAACAGGATTTATTAGATCTGCTGGTACAAATGTAACAGATTTAAGTCTTATTGATGTAAATGGCGTATTTTTAAAAGACGAATCAATACTAATTAATGGTGTTCAAAATGGAAGAATTATTACCAAGGTTGATGATTTTACATTTAACGATGTAAAATCCGTAAAAAGTGCAGTTGGTGTTTCTACATTTGAAGCTGATCTTTTACTTAATAAAACAAATAAACTTAGTAATCTTATAGCTGGAAACTTTAGATTAAGTAACACATCTGGAAATGCTGGTGTTATTACTGCAACTGGACAAAATTTTGCTGGTATTATTACATCAAATAATATTGTGAGTTACACTGTTCCTGGCGAAACTGTGCCTAGATTCAATCGCATTACAGGAGTTTCAACTGATGGAGATACAATTAATGTTGTTGGTGTTACATCAGTAACTGGTGTGTGTAATGGTGGAGTTTCTAATGGTTTAATTCCTGGCTCACTTGATGTAAATGATCTTGTTCTTCGATCACCTTCATTTAGAGTGGGTTCAAATAGTCTTGTTACACCAGTAAGTCATATAAATCTTGAAAGTCTTGATGTTACAAATACAACAATTCAATTAAGAAAACAATTTAGTGATATAACAGTTGCGAATAATCAATTTACATCTCCTAACGCTGGTGCAGATTTATTTTTCCAACCTTTTGATGAGGAGAGATATTTTATATCTTATGATGATGGATCAGTTGAACCATTAAAATCAAGTCAGATAACAATTGCTGCTGATAAGAAAACAGTTACATTTGTAGCACTAAGTAAAACTACAGGAAAAGCAAATCTATTTGCAACTGTTCTTAAATCAAAAGTTAAGACTAAACAGAAAAAATTACAAGATTCTAACGTATTAGTTGTCAATCGATCAAGTCTATCAGCTTCTGGTATTGGTACAAATACATTAAACGATGGTTTAACATCAAGCACTATATTTGGAACTAGAGTTCAAGATAGTAAAATATCCTTAAATGTTCCTGATGTTTGTGAATTACTTGCAGTTATTGAATCAAACAATGCTGGAGATCCTAGTCTTCCAGCTATAACATTAACTGCGTATGATGGCCCTAGTGGAAACAACTCTGATTTAGTGGTTGGAGAAAAAATTACTGGATTAGCAAGTAATGCAGTTGGATTAGTTGTTGAAAAACCAAACGTAACCACATTAGGAATTGTTTTGTTAAATCAAAATGTCTTTGATGTTGGTGAAAAAATTAAAACAGAAAAATCAGGAATCACTGCTCTTGTGACTGCAACCACAGAGGGTGATCGTAATATTACAAATCAATATTCTCTAACAACAAATATAAAACCAACCTACTATGACTTCTCATTCATTCAAAGAAAGAGGAATTTTGAAGCACCAACAAACAGATTAAAAATTGTATTTAAAAATTTCTTTGTCACATCAGATGATGTTGGTGATTTCTTTACTGCTTCAAGTTATCCAGAGGGATCAGAAAAATTAGTGCCTATTGATAGATCATTTGGTATTCCAACAAGTGATTTAATTGATATTCGTCCTAGAGTTGCTGGATATAGTGTATCATCAACAATATCGCCTTTTGATTTTAGATCTAGAACTTTTGCATCACAAGAAAATAATATTCCAGATCCTTTAGTTCCAGACGAAAATATAGTTGTAAGTTACGATTATTTCTTACCTAGAAAGGATAAATTATTTGTAACTAAATCTGGTGAATTTGCATACTTAAAAGGTGTTCCATCTGATGATCCTAAACCACCACAACCAATTAGTGATGCAATAGAGGTTGCGTCTCTGTCATTGCCAGCGTTTGTAAAAGATATTAGTAAAGTTAAGATTGTGAGAACGAAACATAAACGTTTCACAATGGCTGATATTGGAAGACTTGAAAAAAGACTCGAACAGGTTGAATATTATACTGCACTTTCTCTTCTTGAACAGGATACTGCTACTTTGCAGATTACTGATGCAAATGGTTTAAATCGATTTAAATCGGGATTTTTTGTAGATAATTTTAAGAAACATGATGCTCATCAAATTGGTCATCCAGATTTCTCAGCAAGTACAGATGCAAAAATGGGATACTTAAGGCCAGGGCATTACACAACTTGTTTAGATTTAATTGTTGGTTCAAAATCTTTTATTGGAATCGGTACAACTGCAAATCCAACATTGGATATTAATTTCTTGACAGATATTGATGGTCAAAATATCAAAAAAACAGGTAGACTTTTAACATTAAATTATTCTGAAAAAGAATATCTAAGACAAATTTATGCGTCAAGAGTTGAAAATGTTAATCCATATCTAATTGTTTTCTATCAAGGAGATATTA